TTATACATAGCCCATACCTCCATCACGTATCTGCGATTTCAACAAGTCTGTTTCCTCTTGGTGTTGCTTAGCTACAAAATTCAAGAACGCATCAACTATCACATAACGATATTCCGGGTCTATGTAGGCTTCCATACTCTCTGCTTTTTCGCTTAACAAGCCTGACAGTTCTAATGCGTAAAATGCAAAAAGGTCGTAAGGGTAAAAATAATTCTGCTGTGCAATCGATTTATCAACATCAATCATCAAAAATTCAGAATCCATCTTGCAGCCGAAGCTCTTTTTACCAGTCAAAAACCACAGTGCCCATAAAGCACTTCTGCTACGATTTGGGAAAACAGATGGATGAACCTTGAAAAGCATATGGCTCTTAATGCCTCCACCGATAACACCATATACAGTGTAACCTTCATCTTGGTCAAGTGGCGATAATCCCATTTCATCAATCGTTTCAATTTTCTCATAGGTATCAGCATCATACACATTTTTCATATAATCAGAAGAAAACTCGCATAATACAGTTACCACAGAAAGAAGCTCCTGTGGTGCAGCGGTACTAAATTGCGCACGATACTTATCTAGTTCTTTTGCATGGCGATTAAACAGTGTTGCATGAATGATAGGACAATTAATTTTCAATACTTGAGATTTAAAATAAGAGGGGTCATCTTGGTATTCTTCCAACATGTCTGTATCAAAAATATCAAGATATTTCTGTCTATCTTTTTCAAACTTAATATATGCGTTTGAAATGATACTCTTGAATGCTTTAGAACCATTTTTCGCTGATCTCTTAGTTACAGTTTTTGTTCCAAACGCTTTTTGCAAATCCTTGAATGCCTGTTCCGACACACCTGCACCAGCTTCGGTTTCAATAAATTGCTCAAAGTAGCCATCAAAGTTCTTGCGAAGTTCCTCAATTACTTTATCGATATGGGAATCGTCATAACAAATTTCTTCAACATCCCATTCATCTTGGTGTGCGTACATAATATTCCCCCTTATTTCAATTTTTCTATATTTTAATTATATCGCTTGATATAGCTACATACCTTGTCAAAACCAGCATAACCTTTCGTCAAGCCATCCTTAAGCTGATAAATTATAACATTACCGTAATTAGCCATAAGCCTGACATACAATCACATTTTTATATAAATATAACAGTGTTATTAGCTTTCCCTACCTTAATATTATAACCATTTCTGCCAATATAGGCAAAAAAAACTGACCAAGTAACCTTAAGTTACCTAGCCAGATTTTTTATATAATCACTTCCCACCGCACAACATCCAAGCTGATACCCGCCTTGAACTCAACCGTAAACTTATCTTCATAAACCATGACCTTTTCTATCATCTTTCTGACCAAGGCTTCATCGTAATTTTCGATATCTTCATCCTGCTCCTTCAGATACTTCATCATCTCATCAATTCGTTTTTTGTAGCTGTCACGCTCGGCAGCCTCCGTCAGTGCGTTCTGCTTTAGTTCCCTTAGTCGATCAATTTCATCCGCAACCTCGGTGTAATCTGCTTTGCGGCTGGCAAGTTTCAACAGTTCCTTTTGCAGTTCCTCCAATCTGCCATCTATATCTTCGGCAGGTTGTTCTGCTTTGGAAAGCACTGTTTCAATATTCTGCTTTAACTGCTCAATCACAGTATCTCGGCTGTGGTATGCCTTATTGATGGCCTGCATAACCGCATCCTGCAATGCCGATTCTTGTACCGTTGGGGCATCACAACACTTAGGACCATGTTCCACCCTACTTACACACCGCCAAACGGTAGAGCGTTTACCACGATTATTCCAAGCAATCCGGCGGTAAATATCACCGCACTTCGGACAATATACATGGCTTGATAGTGCGTAGCGGCTGCTGTATACCCGTTTCTTACGATTTGCCCCACTGTGGAGATTAGCCCTTCTTACCATTTCTTCCTGCACCTGCATATAAAGGTCACGGGGAATGATAGCTTCATGGCTGTTCTCCACATAATACTGCGGAACGATTCCGTTATTCTTCACTCGCTTTTTTGTGAGGAAATCCACCGTATAGGTCTTTTGCAACAGGGCATCTCCAATATACTTTTCGTTTTGCAGGATTTTCTTGACAGTTTCCGGCCGCCAATGCGGCTTATTCGCAGCGGTCAGAATACTATCTGCTTTAAGACTTCTGCAAATTTGGAGCAAGCTTGCACCTTCCAGGTACTCGCGGTAGATGCGTTTGACCACTTCAGCTTCGACAGGTTCAATGATGAGATGACCGTCCTCGTCCTTGGTATACCCAAGGAATCTATTGTGGTTGACCTGAACCTCACCGTTTTGGTAGCGGTATTGCAAGCCTAATTTAACATTCTGCGATAAGGATTGGCTTTCCTGCTGTGCGAGTGATGCCATAATGGTAAGCAAAACCTCGCCTTTGGAGTCCATCGTGTTTATGTTTTCTTTTTCAAAGAATACGGGGATATTCTTTTCCTTCAATTCTCTGATGTATTTCAAGCAGTCCAATGTATTTCTGGCAAATCGGCTGATGGACTTGGTAACAATCAGGTCGATATTCCCTGCCATGCACTCACCAATCATGCGGTTGAACTCTTCACGCTTTTTGGTGTTCGTGCCGGATATGCCGTCATCGGCAAATATCCCTGCAAACTCCCACTCGCTATTTTGCTTGATGAAGGCGGTATAATGCTCCACCTGTGCCTCATAGCTTGTAGCTTGTTCATCACTGTCCGTAGACACACGGCAGTAAGCAGCAACCCTTAACTTAGGTCTTTCTTCTGCTTGTACGGTGTTTCCTAGCCTGCGTCTGGCAGGAATAACCATAACATTCTTAGCTGTTGTCATTTATAAAATCCTCCCTTTCAATCAAACTATAGGCATATTCAGCCTGTTTAAATGGGTCTTCATATATTTTTTTTACCTTTGGACGATAAAACTGAGTCGAGCATTCCGGTTTTGGTGGTTCTTTTAGTTCACGAATACGCCCCAGACATCTTGCTCGTTCCATCCTCTTTTCTTCTACCGCATCGAAAGTTTCCTGATCGATGATGGCAGGGTAAAAGGCATCCCCATGGTAGTGACGGTTGCGAAGTAGTTGTCCAACCCTGCTGTGGAGCATCTTCAGACCGTTCTTGGCAGCAACAGCCGCCAGTGACATTCCACTTAAGTAATCCGAAAAAATCATCCGCACCTTCGCAGCCTGTTCTTCATCAATTACTGCCTTGCCATCAACAATGCTATATCCATAGGGTATATGCGTCATTTATTTCACCAGCCTTTCTTTCAAATTCAGTCCGCACTTTAATTCGAACATAACCTCAGCCCTGGAAACCACTGTCACCCTATCCACATAGGCAAGGAATAATTCCTCCGTAAATTCTGTAACCATGTTGTTTTTTGCGGTAAACTGCATCAGTAGTTTCAGTTCTTCCACCTTGCTGTATTCACCGCTCATGGAATACAATAGCCCTTCTTTTTTCTTACTTAGCATTTCTGCTTCAGTATTCAGTTCATTGCTGACCTTATGAAAAAGGGCCGGTGACAGCTTAACGCTTGTCATAAGGTCCGTCAGGACTTGTTTCTGCTCTACATTTTTTTCAATTTGATTTTCAAGCTCACTAATCTGCTGAAGTCTTTCGCTGTCGCTAGTGGTTATCAAATCGTTCAACAGAGGCTTAAGCACTACCTTGTGCGAGAACACCAGCTTGTTCATCATCGTGAGGAATGCCGCCTTTAAAGCATCGTCCGTGATGTATTTCATGGAGCAGGCATCCACCGAATCGATATGCCGACCGCAACACCAGGCTACATAAGCACCACTTGGCTTGTAATGCATCCTACGCTTAAAGGTGCTACCGCACTCTCCGCACTTGATTCTGCCTGAGAAGCCGTAGCGATTATTGTACTTAGCAGTGTCCTCACCATTACCTTTTTCTTTGCCACGCTGCCTTAACAGTTCATTTACCTTATCAAAATCCTCGTGGCTTATAATCGGCTCATGATGGTTTTCACAAAAGTACTGATCATATTCACCGTTGTTTCTATGGCGGTTAAAACTGCTATCCGTATAAGTCTTTTGAAAAATAACATCACCCGTATATTTTTCATTTTTCAAAATGAATTTAATTGTCCCCGGATGCCATTTTTTACCTTGTATTGGTGGAAGCCCCTCTGAATTGAGTTCCCTAGCAATCATATGGGTACCTTTACCTGCAAGGGCATCAGCAAAGATGCGTTTAACCACCACCGCCTGCTCAGGCACAACCACCAGCTCTCCATCCACATTGTCATAACCGTAAGGAGGGCAGGCAATAATGAAGGTGCCGTTCTTAAAACGCCGCTGAATACTCCACTTGGCATTTTGCGAAATGGATACCGACTCGCTTTCAGCCATACTGCTTAGAATGGAAAGCATCAATTCACTTTCCATTGATGCTGTATTGATATTCTCTTTTTCAAAGAACACTGGAATATCCAGCTCCAGTAGTTTTCGCACCATTGTTAGGCAATCTGCTGTATTTCTCGCAAATCGGCTGATGGACTTGGTAACGATGTAATCAATCTTCCCTCTCCCACAGTCCTTCAGCATGGATAGCAGGCCTTCACGCTTTGAGGTCTTGGTACCGCTGATTCCTTCGTCATAATACAAACCGGCAAATTCCCATTCTGGATTTGCCCTTATATAGGTTTCGTAATGTGCCTTTTGTGTTTCCAAGCTGATGAGCTGGTCATCGCTTGAACTAGACACTCGGCAATAGGCTGCAACTCGGATTTTCTTTGCAGGTCCTACGCTTTCAATTTCTTCTATTTTTGTTATCGTTTTCATCAACTCACCCCACTTCCGCTTGGTCACATATTACCTCTAAGCCCCAGTATTATCAACGGTTTCAGGGCATTATCGCAGCTAATTTCGGAGAAAATGTTTCCTTATTTTTAGCCATAATTTTATTTAATTCCGGCTCGGTAATCATACCCTTTTTAAATAATTTTCTTGTCATTTGCTGGGCAAGCATATATCCATATTCCTGCTGCATCTCTTCTTCGGTATATTCATGTTTTTTAGGGGCAGCATTCATCTGCTCCGGTGTCAGTTTTGTTACCTGCATGGTAGCTCCTCCTATCTGAAGGATGGATATGCTTCCTTCTGACTACAGCCAAAAAGAACAACCCCTGCACTCCTTCTAAAAATAAGCGAAAAACTCCCAGCAACCGAACCCCTAAAATGGCAAAAAAAATAAACCTGCCAAGAAATTAATCTTGACAGGCTATACTTACTTTCTTACCAACGCGTAAAGCAAAATTGCACTTAAGCCATAAGCCACATTACGTTGTGTCTTAATTGCCCTCTGCCTTTTCTTCTCCTCTGCTGCGTATGTTTCTAAGGATTTGTTGGCAATCTGCAATAATTCGGTCTGCGTCTGAGAGGTTTGTTTCAAGGCTATCAGCTCTGTTTTCAGCAGAATCGATTCGTTCTTGGCTTTGGTCAATTCTTCCTTGGATAGCTTCAGTTCGTTCTTCAGCAGCTTCAATTCCATCTGTGATTTCTCGTTGATGGTCTTCAGCCTGCTCAAGTTGTTCTCTAGCTGATTCAATTCGGATGCCGTTATCCGATACTCCACTTCTGCCGCATAGGTAGTATCCGGCAGCCATAAGCACCAAGCAAATAACAGCACCAACAACCACATATTTCTTTTTAACATTTAGCATCTCACCACCTCGCTTAAAATAAGGTTTCTACAAAGTGTAATTTTCTTTTTCTTAAATTTTCATAGGTCAAATCGTACCAGCCCCTAAAATAAAACGGCTTAGAAAGGCTTGTGGAGAACCGTTTTTTAGGCGTTATTAAATATTTTTCTGCCACCAGGCGGCTTTGCCTCGAATTACCTCTCCACCAGGCTTTAATTCTTCCGTAGCAGGAATATCAGGCAAATACCACAAGTCCCAACGCTCACAAGTAGTAGTCGGTCCATAATCATCCTCTTCTGCTGCTTCGCAGTGAGTCTTAACATGGCGATAATCCACAGGTAGGCCAAGTTCATCGCAAAGTACCGCAACTGCTTTAGCCACTCCGTCAATCTGATCTTGGGTAGGCGGATAATCGCCAAAATCCGTATTGTAGCCGCTATAGGGTTTTGCATTATAGCAGCCTGCCATACATATACCAATCGCTCTACTGTTTCTATGCCAGGTATGCGCCAACAGCTCTGTTAAATCTTCAGTGCAGGCATAAATGCTACCGTCTGCGTCTACATTGAGATGGTAATCGTCAAAAAACTGATGGTACCTTCCTGCCGTCCAATGCACGTAAATATTATCAATATAGCCTTTGGCTTCTCTAGCCATTTCTCTTAGCTCAGCTAAGGTTATTTTTATCATGGGTTTTATCCTCCTCAAATTTATCCGGTATACCGTTATTGTTCATATCAATAAAACAACCTGCTATGAAGGTCATAAACCCTATCATGGCAGGCCCAATCATTTCTTTAATTACAGCAAGCAAGTCACTCATCACAATTTGCCCATTACAGCTTTGATGCAGCCAGGCTGTGTAATAAGTAATTACCAAAAGTACTACCAGCATAAAGTAGCCTATGATCACCGTCTTTATTGGTTTTTTCATTTTATTGAGATTTCTCTTTGCCACAGCTATTGTTTTACTAAAAACAGTCTTTACACTATCAAACAAAATCACACCTCCCGATGGAGCGGCATATTGGGCAGTTTCATTGCTTTTTGATAAATTTCCGAAATACTGCCGTTACCGCCCAGCTCATGATAAGCCTGATACATATCTGTTAAATTCTCTAGGTTATACAATGCAATATACCCCTGGGTTTCAGCCTTGTAGCACAAGCTTATAATCTCTGTTCTCAAAAGGCTGCGGATTGCCACATCCACAGCCTTGTTTTTACTTTCTCTTTCGTTATGATGCTTCTTATAATCCTTATAAAGTCTGTAGCCAAATTCTAAAAAACCGCACTGCAATAGCAGCACGGCTAGATTAACCCAGTTATTAGTTAATACTTCCACCACTAAATCTCCCTCAAAAGCCTGTCTAGATCAATAGCTCTTCCTTTGTATCTGCAATTTGCTGTACCAAAATAAACCTGTTCTGTAGGTATGTGTTTAAATACCACCGCATTTGCTGATGTGTGATAAAGAAGTAGTAGAAGTGTAAAAAATTTTGCCGTTCCTATCCGGCGTTTGCGCATTGCGCCGGATAGGTCGGGCGGTCATTCGGGCAGGTCTACCTTGCCAACGAAAGAGTAATAAATATCAATGTCCTGTCTGCGTGTGCCGTTCTCGTCATAGCTGCACTCATGCACAACGATTTTCTCCACAAACTCACGCAAAAGGGTAGGGGTAAGTTCTTCAAAGCTGGTGTACTTGCGGACAACATTCATAAACTTTTCTGCGTTTACCGTGGCTTCCTGCGCTTTGGAAAGCTCTGCCCGGATAGCGGCGGCTCTCTCTTTCAGTTCTTTCTGCTCGGCTTCATAGTCTGCCGACAGCTCCGTGAAACGCTCGTCTGAAATGCGCCCGGTCACGCTGTCCTCATACAGCCGCTTGAAGATAGCGGATAACTCGCTGATACGCTTCTCGGCGGCTTCCAGCTCCTTTTTCCTTGCGGCGTTCCTGCGCTTGCCCCCGTCCTCGTTCTGCTCGATCAGCAGCTTCATAAACCGGGCTTCGTGCTTCGCTGCATAGCTGGTGACTTTCCGCAGATTGTCGGTCACTCCGGCGGTCAACAGGTCGGTGCGGATAAAGTGCGCCGTACAGTCACGGGTACGCTTCTTGTAGCTCCCGCAGATATAACAATCCTGCTTGCGGGTGGCGTTCTGGTAACGCTGCTGGTAAAGGACGCTGCCGCAGTCGGCACAAAAGAGTATGCCGGAGAATAAGCCCACTTCATCATAGCGGTTCGGGCGTTTGCGCTGCTTGCGTAACTCCTGCACACGCTCCCACATCTGGGTGTCAATGATAGGCTCATGGTGGTTCTCGAAAATCGCCTGTTTCTCAATGGGGTTCTCTACGCTGTGCTTGGTCTTGTAGGACGGCTTCTCCGTCTTGAAGTTTACCAGACAGCCCGTGTACTCCCTGTTTTCAAGGATATGTACCACGGTATTGGTCGCCCACTTGCACTCATAGCCGGGGTGGTAGCGGCGGGTGCTTCCCGTCCGACGGTATTCCAGCGTTCCCGGCGTGGGGATCTCCTGCTCTGTGAGCATACGGGCTATCTTGGTCGGCCCGTTCCCGGCAAGGCACAAGCTGTAAATCTGCCGCACAACAGGGGCGGCTTCCCCGTCAATGATAAAATTTTCGTCCTCGTCCATAAAGTAGCCGTATACGGGTTTGCTCGTGACGGGCTTCCCGCTCATACCCTTAGACCGTTTTACTGCTTTGATTTTCTTGCTCGTATCTCTCACCAGCCATTCGTTAAAAATGTTCCGCAGAGGGGCAAAATCATTGTCGCCCTGTGCGCTGTCCACTCCGTCATTGATAGCGATAAAGCGGACGCCTTTCTGTGGGAAAATCATTTCCGTATACATTCCCACTTGCAGATAGTTTCGCCCTAACCGTGACATATCCTTGACGATAACGGTGCCGACTTTTCCGGCTTCAATGTCCGCAAGCATGGCTTGAAAACCGGGTCTTTGGAAGTTCGCCCCAGAATAACCGTCATCTGTGTACCATTGCAGATTGGAAAAGCCGTTCTGCTTCGCATAGGTTTCAAGAATACGCTTCTGGTTTGAAATAGAATTGCTCTCACCTTGCAGCTCGTCCTCGTGGGATAATCTCGGATAAAGGGCGGTAATAAGGTTTCGGGTGGTCTGTCTTAACATAGTGTCCTCCATTTCCGACAGCCAGCCCCACTATTCCGTATGACTATCATACCACACGCCGGGGCTGGCTGTACAGTCCTTTCTGCTTCTTTACGTCCCGTCAAATTGCCGATTTTTGTGTAGCAGCTTCCGCTTCCAGCACTTTCAGCATTTTATCGGCGGCGGTGGCGGTGGTGTCCTGCTTGAAATAGCCGGAAACGACAAGGACAGAATTACCTATGCGGATTTCCGTCACGCAATCCGGGCGGCGGGTGCTGCGGTCATTCTTTGGGGTGTTGGTCATAGGCGGCTCTCCTTTCTGTTCATCAGCTTTTTCAGTTGTCCCATTTTCTCCTGCGCCGTGGCTTTTCGGAAGTTGCTCCCGGTAAAGCGGACAGGAGAACACATTTCAATCAGACGGTCATAAATGCGGGCGTGGGCGGTGTCCTCCGGGTGCTGCAAGTCCTCCAGCGTGAGATTAGTCGTGACGATCAGCGGCCTGCCGCTGCGGTAACGGCTGTCAATCACGTTGTAGACCTGCTCTAAGCCGTATTCCGTTCCCCGTTCCATTCCAAAATCGTCAAGGATAAGCAGCGGGAAGCTGCAAAGTCGGGAGATATATTCATTCCTGCCCTCAAAGCTGGCGGCAAGGTCACCCAATATCAATGCAAAGTTTGTCATGCACACGGGGATTTCACGCTCCATAAGGGCATTTGCGATACAGCCCGCAAAATAGCTCTTGCCTGTGCCAACGCCGCCCCATAGCAGATAGCCAATGTTGCGCTCTTTCATGGTTTCCCAGTTCTCCACATAGAAATGGGCGTGTTCCATTTGCGGGCACTTGCCGTTGTCGTTCTCAAACGTCCAGCCCTGCATAGCCGGGTCTGTAAAGCCCCGCCGCTTCAACCGCTCGACAGTTTCAAGGTGACTGCGCTGTTTCTCTGCGGCTTCCCGTTCCTCACGCTCTGCCCGCTGGCAGTCACATTCTGCCGGGTGGCGGTCACGCCCCAGCCATGCGGCGGTTTCTTTGGGGAAATAGCCCTCTTTGGGCTTGTGGCACTTCCCGCAGTATAAAAGCCCGTCCTCGCCGGTGTAGTCCTCCGGCTCCGGCGTGGTGTCGGTCATATTCAAAATCATTTCATCAAATCCATTCGTCATAAGCTCTCGCCCTCCTTACAGGTATAATCGGGTATGCCCTTTTTCGGGGCTTTCTTGGCTGCGTCCTCCTGCGCCCACTTGAAAATCGTGGCTGCATGGCTCTTGTATTTCCTCCCGCTGGAAGCGATATGGCAGGATAGGCGGTCAATGTAATACTCCCACTTGCCGGGAAGCTCTGTTTTCAGCCCGTCAAGCTCCGTATCGGAAAGAATGACATTGTGGTATCTGCCATAGGCGGCGGGGGCGGGGTGTCCCGTTTCTAACTCTCTCTCTTTTTCTATTTCTATATCTATCTCTTTCTCTATCTCTATCTCTGGTGGACAAATGTCCGCTCGATATGGTGGACATTTGTCCGCCCCTGTCTGCGGCAGGGCTTTTTGTTCCTGCAAAGCCAGCCGCGCCCTGCGCTTGCGCTCCCCCTCGGTAGAGGACTGGCCGATTAAAAGCTCAATGTTGCTCATGTAGAGTGCGCCGCTTGGCAAAGGCTCCACAAGCCCCAGCTTCATAAAGATTTTCAAAGCTCTCTCTACGGTACCTACCTGCTGGCGGGTAATGGTCGCAATCATCTGGGCGGTGTAGGGGATATTCTCGTCAAGCTGCAATTTCCCGCCGTTTTTCAGCGATTTCAAGTACAGCTTCAAGAGAATGTTGGAATAGATAACGCCGTCCTGCATACTTTCCAGCAGAACGATTGCATCATCGTCAAAATAGCTCTCTTTCAGCTTGAGGTAGTAATATTTGCGGTTATCTGCCAT